ACAATACAAAGATTAGCAATTGGGATACTGCATACGGATGGGGCGACCATTCAACAGCAGGATATTTGACCTCAATCGCAGCAAATACAGTAGGAATTACTGAGTTAAATGTTACAGACGGCTCTAACGGTCAAGTACTAACAACTGATGGCTCTGGTACGCTATCCTTTGCTGATGCTGCTAGTGGCGAGTCATTTGCAGCATCTCTATTTCATACACTTGATAATCCTAATGCTTATGATACAGGTGTTAATGATAATTTTGGTGAGTCAGTAGCAATATCAGGCAAATATGCAATTGTTGGTGTTCGTTATGAAGACGATGCTGGCGGTCTTTCTTCTGGTAAAGCATATATCTTTGATGTGACAACAGGTTCATTGGTTCACACATTAGATAATCCTAATGCTTATAATACAAGTGCTCAGGATAAATTTGGTACCTCAGTAGCAATATCAGGTAACTATGCAATTATTGGTGCATCTTTAGAAGATGATGGAGGTGGCACTCAGTCGGGTAAAGCATACATCTACAATGTCACTACAGGTGCTTTAGTTCATACATTAGATAATCCAAATGCTTATAGTACAAGTGCTGGTGATTACTTTGGTGAGTCAGTAGCAATATCTGGTAATTACGCCATTGTGGGCGCTATATTCGAGGATGATGCTAGTGGCAGTTCTTCTGGTAAAGCATATATCTTCAATGTAACTACTGGTGCATTACTTCATACGCTTGATAATCCTAATGCTTATGATACAGGTCTTGAGGATAAATTTGGCGGCTCAGTAGCAATATCAGGTAACTATGCTATTGTTGGCGCTTGGAGTGAAGATGATGCTGGCGGTTCTTCTGCAGGTAAAGCATACATCTACAATGTAACAACAGGTACACTACTTCATACGCTCGATAATCCAAATGCTTATGGTACAAGTGCGAATGATTACTTTGGTAACTCAGTAGCAATATCTGGTAACTATGCTATTTTTGGCGCACCTTATGAAGAGGGTTCTGATGGCGGTTCTTCTGCAGGTAAAGCATACATCTACAATGTATCAACAGGTGAATTAGTTCATACGCTCGATAACCCTAGACTTTATGCTTATGAGGACCAGTTTGGCTACGCAGTATCAATATCTGGTAACTATGCTATTGTTGGTGCATATGCGCTAGGTTATACTTATGGAGGTATAGCACACATCTTCAATGTCACTACAGGTGAATTAGTTGCTACGCTCGATAATCCTAATCCTTATGGTACAACTGGAAATGATTACTTTGGTTATTCAGTGTCAATATCTGGTAACTATGCTATCGTTAGTGCTCACGGTGAAGAGGCTGATGATGGCACTAACGCCGCTGGCAGGACATATATCTATCAATTATCTACTCCAGGATACGCTCCAAACGCTGATGAATTCACTTATTCACTAGCTGCCGCAGCTTCTGGTGGTGGTGGGATCTCTGAGCTTTCAGAAGATACATCACCTGAACTTGGTGCCAATTTAGATACAAACGGTCATTCTATTGGAACAGGATACGCCAATCTTAGCTTCTATGAAGACAATGCACCTGGACTTATATCAGGTCGAGTTATTTACGCCAACGCTTACAATAAATTAGTCCTATCAAGAGGTGAATTAATATTTACAAATAGTGGTGATAGCCCTGTAACAATTACTACTCCCTCTAGTGTAGGGTCTGGTTATACACTAACACTACCTACTAGTGCCGGCGCTAATGGTCAAGTTCTAACTACAGACGGTTCTGGTAACCTTTCATTCGCTGATGCTTCTGGTGGCATCTCTAATGTTGTAGAAGATACAACTCCTCAGCTAGGTGGCAACTTAGACTTACAGAGTAACATGATCTTTGGTGGGCAGAATGGAAGTGGGGCTATTTCATACGCCAGTATTACAGGTATGTATAACGGCAGTAACGGTTCTGCTGGTGATGTATATATTCGTGGTGCTCGTGGAGGCTCCAATACTGACGGTACTGTTTATATTCAAGGCAATGCGACTGATGTAAGTGGTGGGTCAGGGAATGTATACGTAGGTAACCCCTCTTCAGATACTGTTAGAATTCAAAACTTAATCTACCCATCATCAGACGGCACTAATGGTCAAGTATTAACTACTAATGGTTCTGGTACTTTATCGTTTGCTTCTATTTCTGCTGGATCTAATAATATAGGATATCTTAATATTCCAGCAGTAGGCACAAAAACCTCTTCATATACACTTAGTACAAATGATGTGGGGAAATATGTTCAGATAGGATCAGGCGGTAGTATTGTTGTGCCTAACAGCACATTTTCTGAAGGCGATGTTGTTTCTATTTTTAATAATACTACAGGCGATAGAACAATTACTCTTTCTATATCTACTGCATATATAGGCGGGACAAATACAAACGTATCATCTGTTACTTTAGCAACTCGAGGAATAGCTACTATATTTTTTATCTCTAGTACACTTTGTGTCATTAACGGAAATGTGTCATAATGGCAGGCATTCAGAATTTTCTTATATCTAATGTGCCGCCTTCAGAATCAGCACCAGCACTTTATGATTTTTCTTTTTTTGATTTTAGTTCAGCAAATACAGTAGGTAGAACTGGCCCAAGTCTTAGTACTCTAAAATCTTTTTATAACACTTCAACAAATCCTTGGTTAAATAATACTAGTTTTTATAATGCAGTTAATGGTATTCAATATTGGACTGTTCCGCAAACTGCTACATATAAAATAAGAGTAGCGGGAGCAAGTGGAACAAATACAGCCGGCTCAGGATATACTGGAGCAGGAGCTATAATGCAGGCAAATTTTATTTTAGAAGCGGGAACTATTCTTTTTATATTAGTGGGCCAACAGTCATATTACAATGGTATAAGACCTTGGCAAGGAGGCGGCGGAGGAACTTTCGTTGCCACTGGAAACTCAGTAGCTACTTCTGATCCTTTGATTGTTGCTGGAGGAGGAGGTACAATTAGATCTACTACAACCTATAATCAAAATCTTAGAGCAAATACTGGCACCAGCGGTAAAAATGGATCAGGATCAAACGGAGGCACTGGCGGGTATGCTGCTAGTGGTGGCGGACATAATGCAGACAGCAGTGGCGGCGGCGCCGCAGGATTTTACACCGACGGCAATAGTAAAGGAGATCTACGTCGGCCAGTATTTGTGTCAGGATATAATTATTTCTTAGGAGCGCAATCTTTTAGAAATGGAGGAGAGGGAGGACACTTTGATACCACCTATGATACCTCACAACCATCTTCACGATCAGGATTGCACGGTGGGTTTGGCTGTGGCGGACCAGGCGGTTGGGGCGGTTCGGGCGGTGGAGGCGGCTATTCTGGTGGTGGTAACTGTAACAACAGCAACTATTCCGGTGGTGGAGGAAGTTTTATAGCTTCTGCGGCATCTAATGCTTGGACTAGTGATGGCTCTTTTTACGCACCAAGTTCTGTAACCGCTCCTTATCCTGGAAGCGTGGGAAATTTAAATGCATTCAATTACAAACCCTCTAATGGATACTGTACAATAACAAAATTGTAAGGAGAATTTATGGATATCATAACAGAAACATACGACTATATAATAAATAATATTGAAGAAGATAGTCCAGAAACTTTTATTATGAATTATTTAAATGAATGCTCTCTAACAGAACAGGAAAAAACAGAAGTATTAAATTTACTTGCTGCTGACTATAGTATTTAATATTATAAATAAAAGAAACACCGAAGGAACGCACGAATGGCATTATCAACTAGACAAGAGCTAATAGACTACTGTTTGCGTAGGCTTGGCTTTCCTGTCATCGAGATTAATGTTGATGAAGATCAGGTCAACGACCGCATCGATGATGCCATTCAACTTTGGCAAGAGTATCATTTTGATGGCGTAGAGCGAACTTATGTTCAGCATAAGATCACTGGCTCTACTCTCAATCTCACTACTCCTGCTGGTGGTAACTTTCTAAATAACGACAGAGTTACTGGCTCAACTTCAGGTGCTAGTACAGTAGTAAGGAGTGGTTCGGGCACAACTCTAACTGTTGAAGATACTGCTGGCGTATTTGTAGCAGGAGAAACAATCACAGGTTCTATTTCTGGTACCATAGCATCCCTTGACTCTACTACACCGTATGTCGCAGGTGATATGGATAACAAGTATATTCCTATCAGTAACGGTATTACAGGTGTTATTAGACTATTCAACTTTGGCGGCGCTGCAACTTCAAACACTAAAGACGGCAATTTATTCGACATACAGTATCAGTTTAGACAAAACGATTTGTACAATCTGATGGGCGCTGACATGATTTACTACAGCATGGTTCAGTCTCATCTTCAAACACTCGATGAACTTCTTATCAGTGACAGACAGATTCGTTTTAACAGAAAGACTGATAGACTATATATCGACACAGATTGGGACAAGACATTTGATCCTGGTGACTATGTAGTTGCTGAAGCTTACGCAATTCTTGATCCAGAAGAATACACAGAAGTCTATGACGATATGTGGTTAAAAAAATACGCTACTGCTCTTATCAAAAGACAGTGGGGCGAGAACATGAAGAAGTTTGGTGGAATTCAAATGCCAGGCGGTGTTACGCTCAACGGCGACAAAATTTTCGAAGAGGCTATTACAGAGATTAATGCTATAGAAGACGAGATGCAATCTCGCTACGAATTACCTCCTTCGTTCTATGTAGGATAAGATCATGCCTACAAACTTTTACTTTCAAAGTGGACTGACAAGCGGAACTACCAATGAACAGCGTCTCATCGAAGACCTTATCATTGAGAGCTTAAAAATCTACGGCCAAGATATCTACTATCTTCCACGAACACAAGTAGCAACTGATGATATCTTTGACGAAGATACGTTGTCTCAGTTCAATCAAGCATATCCTCTAGAAATGTATATTCAGAATGTCGATGGCTTCGAAGGCCAAGGCGAACTGTTTACAAAATTTGGTATTGAGATACGAGATCAAGCTACGTTTGTTCTATCTAAAAGAAGATGGGAGCAAATGGTACAGACTTCTGGTGGAGAATTCTCTCTAGAAGCAAGACCATCAGAGGGGGATCTACTATTCTTCCCTCTCACTGGCTCTATGCTTGAGATCAAGATGGTAGAGTTTCAAAATCCTTTCTATCAGTTAAGCAAGATCAATGTATTCAATCTACAGTGTGAAACCTTTGAGTATTCTTCTGAGGTTATTAACACTGGCGTTGCTGTTATAGATAACATATACGCAGAACAAAACATCGATATGTTCTTGTATCAATTCTTGTTGGAAGACGGTACACTTCTGCTACAAGAAGATGGCACTTCTATTATTCTAGAAGACTATGCGCTTACTAAGTCTACAGAAAGAACTGATAATACTGATTTCATTTTAGAAAATGAGGCTGATGATATTCTAGATTTCTCTGAAGTCAATCCGTTTGGAGAAATAGGTTAATGTTTAAAAATACTCAATTCTATCACGAACATATTCGCAAAGCGATTGTTGCTTTCGGAATGATATTTAATAACATTCGTGTAGAAAGAAGAACAACTGAAGGGGAAATCGCACAAGTTATGCGAGTGCCTCTTGCGTATTCAACAAAGCAAAAGTTTCTCTCTCGTATCGCTTTGATACCTGACGCAGAGTCTCGTGGCGAAGTGGCAATTGTTTTGCCTCGTATGGGCTTTGAGATACAACAACTAACATATGATCCTAGCCGAAAAGTTTCACCTATTCAAAGAAACAAAGCAGTAGGAGAGGGCGATGATACGACTACTGTAAGGTCTTCTTATGTAGCAACGCCTTACAACATGTCTCTTGCTCTTTATGTGTTTGCAAAAAATCAAGAAGACGGACTCAGAATTGTAGAACAGATACTACCTTTTTTCAATCCTGATTTTAACATTACTGTCAACGAGATGCCAACGCTTGGTATTAAACGAGACATAAAAATTACACTCGATAACATAGACTATGATGATACCTATGAAGGCGAGCTTGCTGACAGACAAAGTATTATCTGGACCTTTAACTTTACAATGAGATTAAACTTCTACGGGCCTGTTGACAATGTAGGAGTAATTAAAGAATCTATTGCTAAATTGTACGAGAAAGATGACTTCTTAAATGTAAGAATTAAGAGTACAGCTACAATAGGAAACGATGGTGTTATAGATAAAACATTAACGCCAGCAGATGAATATGAGTATATAACTTCAATCTTAGAAAGTTTTGGTGATGAAATTGAATAATCCATTTGAAGAATTAGACGCTACGTTTAACACAAAAGACAAGACAAAGGCTCTTGAGAGCAATCTAAAACAAACACGAGAAGAGAATAATCTTCCTGTGCCTCCTGCAAACGCAGAACAAGACTTAGAAGATGACTTTCAAGAAGCAAGAGATATTTTGAAAAGAACTGCTGAATATAGCGAAGAAGCTATCAAAGGCATGCTTCACATTGCAAGAAACAGTGACCAGCCTAGAGCATACGAAGTAGCAGGTCAGCTTATCAAAGCGTTACAAGATAATGCGAATGCTATGATGGACGTACAAGACAAAGCAAAGAAAGTCAAAGGCGAAGAAGTCAAAGCTAAAAACAATGCAGTAACAAATAATAATTTGTTTGTTGGCAGTACAAAAGATTTGCTACGAGCATTAAAAGATGAGCAAGTAATAGAGCATGAGTGAAGAAACTTCCTATCACGGAAATCCTAACTTAAAATCTATTGGACATAAACACGATTTTACTCAAGAACAAATCAAAGAGTATCTAAAGTGTCAATCAGATCCAATTTATTTTATTGAGAACTATTGTCATATTGTGACACTAGATAATGGTCTACAACTATTTAAACTGTATGATTGTCAGAAGAAAAAAGTTGAAATCATAGTCAACGAACGAAAAGTTATTCTGATGGAAGGCAGACAGCAAGGTAAGACTGTTACTGCTGCTGCTTGTATTCTTCACTACACGATATTTAATGCTGATAAAACTGTTGCTATCATGGCAAACAAAACAGCATCAGCAAGAGAAGTACTTCTTCGTTATCAAACTATGTATGAGAACTTGCCTATATGGATGCAGCAAGGCGTAAAGACATGGAACAAAGGTGACGTTGAGTTAGAGAATAACTGTAGAGTATTTACAGCAGCGACAACGACATCTGGTATTCGTGGTAAGTCTGTAAACTGGCTATACATTGACGAAGCGGCAATTATTCCAAACAATGTTGCTGACGAATTCTTCGCATCTGTATATCCTACAATTTCTGCTGGTGAAACTACAAAGATTCTGCTCACTTCTACTCCTCTTGGTTATAATCACTTCTGGAAGTTCTGGAATGAAGCAGAGAAAGGCACGAATGGATTCGTCAGTCACTTTATTCCTTATACTGATATTCCAGGCAGAGATGAGGCATGGGCAGAACAGCAGTTAAAACTTCTTGGCGAACTCAAGTTCACACAGGAAGTACTGTGTGACTTCTTAGGGTCATCGAACACACTTATCAACGCTAGAACTATCGCAACACTCAGTTCTAAAGATCCTTTATATGAGAATCCTGAAGGAAACGGTGTTGATATATATGAAGACCCACAAGAAGATCATTATTATTGTATTACAGTAGACACTGCTAGAGGTATAGGTGGTGACTATTCAGCATTTGTTGTTTTTGATATTACAGAAATGCCTTACAAGGTAGTAGCTAAGTATCGAAATAACAAAATTGCCCCTATGCTATATCCAAATGTTATAGCAAAAGTTGGGCAAGATTATAATAACGCTTTTGTTCTTATCGAGAACAATGATATAGGCGGTCAAGTAGTAGAGATATTACACGAAGAAATAGAATACGATAATATCTTTAGTACAGTGACAGAAAAATCTAGACAGTATGTATCGCCAGGCTTTGGTAAGTCTACAAGACTAGGCGTTAATACATCTAAACAAGTAAAGAGACAAGGTTGTTTCAACTTCAAGTCTCTTATGGAAGAAAAGAAACTCTTAGTGTTTGATGCTGATATTATCAGTGAAATATCTACATTTGTTGAAAAGGGAAACACTTATCAAGCAGATGAAGGATACAATGACGACTGTGTTATGTGTATGGTTCTCTTTGGTTGGCTATCTACGATGCCATTTTTCAAAGAATTGGTAGATGTTAATACCAGAGAAGGACTTTACAAACAAGAAATGCAGAGTATTACACAGAATCTTACTCCTTTTGTAATGAGAAAGAGCAATGAAGAGCCTGAAGCATGGGTAGCAGGTGGAGATTACTGGTTAATGGATGATGAGTATAGCAAAAGATTGAAAGAGTCTAAGTTCAAATATTAAAAGTTATAAATAATCAGAGAAAACATAACAATATTGTTGTCTGATTTTTTAACGAGGAGAATAAATATGGCTTTTCAGCTATCACCTGGAGTCCAGGTAACAGAGAGAGACCTCACTTCAGTAGTTCCTGCAGTTGGTTCTTCAATTGGTGGAACTGCAGGAATATTTCAGTGGGGGCCGGCCGAAGAAGTTACTACTATCAGTTCTGAGAATGAACTGGCAAAACGATTTGGCAAACCATCCACTAACGGTACTGACTACAGAACTTGGCTCACCGCAGCTTCTTTCTTAGCGTACACTAACACATTGAAAGTAGTAAGAGCAATCAATGCAGCCTCGCTAAATGCAACTGCTGGCGTTGCTGGTGCTTCTGCTACTGGCGCACTTATCAAGAATGACATTGACCACGATCAGAACTTCAGCGCAGGCGGTCTAGGCAACGGCATGTGGGCTGCTAAGTGGCCAGGCGCTATTGGCAACTCACTAAAAGTTTCTTTTGCAGATGCATCTGATTTTGAAGATTTTAGTTTAACAGGAACTATTACTAGTACAACTAGTAGCACAACTGTTACTGGTGTAAGTACTGCCTTTGATACTGAGCTTTCTGTAGGTTCTATACTTCAAGACGGCACTGGTACTACTATAGGAACAGTAGCATCTATTGCTTCCGCTACTTCGCTTACATTAGTATCTAATGCTAGCGTTGCTGTAACTGCAGGAGCAGCTAAGGCCACTTGGCAATATGCAGCCCAGTTTGATTATGCTCCAAGTGCATCTTCTTACGTGTCATCAGCCGGTGGAAGTGTAGACGAACTTCACATCATTGTAATCGATGAAGAAGGTTTGTTCTCTGGAGTTCCTGGAACAATTCTAGAAAAGTTTGCTGGTGTATCTAAAGCATCTGATGCAAAAGATTCGGTTGGTCGTACAAACTTCTATAAGAATGTAATCAATCAAAGATCCGAGTACATCTGGTGGACAGATCATCCAAACGCTACAAACAACTGGGGTTCTTTAGCAGCAAATACAACATTTGATAGCAATCATACTAGTGCCGAAGCTACTGTTTCTCTAGCAGCTGGAGCAGATGGAACTATTTCTGACGCTGACAAGCAAACTGCATTTGCCTTATTTGCAAATGACGAACTAGTAGATGTTAATCTCATCTTTGTTGGCGATGCATCTGCTGTAGTTGGTGACTATGTAATTGACAACATTGCAGAAGTTCGCAAAGATTGTATGGTATTTGTTTCACCACAAGCTGATTCAGTAATAGACAACTCTGGTTCTGAAGCTACTGCGATTGTTGCTGAAATTGCTTCTTATACTAGAAGTTCTTTTGCAGTAATGGACTCAGGCTACAAGTACATGTATAATAGATACACAGATCAGTTCGTATTCGTTCCTTGTAACGGCGACACTGCTGGTGTTTGTGCTAATACTGATAGTGTTGCTGATCCTTGGTTCTCTCCTGCAGGTTTGAATCGTGGTGCAATCAAGAATGCAGTGAGACTTGCTTACTCACCTAACAAGTCAGATCGTGATACTCTTTACAAAGCAGGCATTAACCCAATCGTTGGTTTCCCTGGTTCAGGTATCGTATTGTACGGTGACAAAACTCTTCTTGAGAAGCCAAGCGCATTCGATAGAATTAATGTTCGCAGATTGTTTATTGTTCTTGAAAAAG